CAAAACGTTAATGGAAAAGCTAAAGTGGTTAAAGAGACTGTGTACCTACATAGACCTTTCCGCCATGATAGGCCTTTATCGTCGAGAGAACGTAAGATGCTCCCGCTACCACTAACTAGTTGTTGCAGTTGGGTTGGTGTGACTAACTTTCCTATTGGCGCTTGGAGTCAAAAATTCCGAGAGCCACTTGGCTGGTTTGATGGTTTTAGCCGCTCTAAGCACGTTTCCCCCTTGTTAAATGATAAGACGGATGAATTGGTAAGTAAGTATACCCTGATTGAAGGCTCATGGGCTACTAACAAATCCCTTCTAGTCGATATGGCTACTCCTCCAGCTCCGAAAGTGTCTCCTTCAGTGTATGAACTACTAGAATACTCGGTTGACCGGCTTCATAAGTTTGGGCTTCCCGAAATTGATATGGTTATTCAAAAATGGTGGTTGGATTCAGTCACTATGAATGCTGATGCGAACCCTGGGCTGGTTTCTCGTAGGGAGCTCGGGTCAACAAAGAGGTATGCATATGGCGCTGCAGTGCATGTAGCTAAGCGTATATGGGACACAATTGTTACTTCCCCTTTTCCTGTGCAAGACAACTCCTTATGGTCCGTTGGTGGCCGAGCACGTAAACAAGACATGACCAAGGGCAAGGCTCCTGAGTCTAGGATTGTCTTAATGCCTGAAACCCCAAACGCCATCATTGCGGGCGTTATTGCACAACCAGTTATTAAGGCTTTAAAGAAGTCAGTTATTTCCAACCCTGATAGCGAATGCTTTATGGGTCAGGATATTACACTTGGTGGCTGGTCGAGAATTAAAGAGTTTACAAAACCGGGAACGCCTGTCTTGGAGCTTGATTGGGATAAGTTTGATTCTACTGTTATGGAGAATGTGATAGTTGCCGCCTTTTGTCTACTCCGTACCTGTTTTCCCGTGTCTCGAAAAATTGATAGAATTTTCCTGTTCGTTATGTCTGGTGTCGTTTATAAGAACATTGCTATTAAGCAACGTTTCATATATAAGATCACCAGAGGTGTACCATCCGGTACACCTTTAACGTCATTAATCGTTACGCTTTCGAACTGGATATGTCTTAACTATACTTTGCGGACTAAGGAACTATTCGGAATAAAGGGTCCAGATGATTATAAGCTTGGTGTCGCGGGCGACGATACTCTCATCGCCTTCACGAATCCATTGACCTTCAAACTCACTGACTCCAAGGAAGTTTGTGATGCTTTTAAGTATACTACGAATTTGCGTGTGGAGCCAGATGATTTGAATTTTAATGAGTGGTTTGGTGGCGAACTGTATAAGTTTGATGACATTGAGTATGCACCATCACTCTTGAAGACTATGATCTGGCAGGGGGTCCCAGGCAGACGATTGGATGATATTGTGAAATCCGTCTCATGCCCTGAGAGCCGTGTCAAGAGCTATTGGGATGTCCTCGCAGTGTTAAAGGGTTACACTAGTATCCCAATATATACGCCGCTTGGGAGAGCCCTTATGTTATCATTAGGTTCCTTCATTAGTGAGAAATGTAGTAATCTCCTTGGCGTCAATGCGCTTTACGAACGTTTTGACCCATATTCGGAAACCACCTACCTCCCAAGGAGCGATAGCCTTGTTATTATTAACGACAAATCTGAGCAAATGCTTAGGGATCCTCCCTACATGCGTAAAGATAAGTGGAAGGGCGAGCACCTTGCTGGTTGGAAGGTTTTACTTGCAGAACAGATCGATCTAGGAATCTTTGGTGTCCTCCAAAGAGAATAGCATTATCCGCATATATATA